TTCCCAAGTGCTTTAATCAAATGTAGCCTCCATTTTTCATTAACATTTCTCCATTAGACTCTCAATAAACTGTTGTCGCGCAGCTTCTGGGTCATCTTGTCTTGATAATAGTTCTTTAGTGAGATGGATTAATACAGAACATACTTCTCTATCAGAAAACCCCGTAGAGATATACATTCTTATGAAGGTTTCTAGTCTCATACATTCCGAAACAAATAAATCGCGTTGGGGATCAAATTCGTCGGCCATCACATGTACCCTCCCATTGGCATTCCTAGTGGATTAAATTCGCTTCCATAAACATTTCTCCGTATCTGATCAATAGTCAAATGCTCATCGGGATGTGAGAATTGACCTTGAGGAAACGCCGTATAAACAGCATAGCGCAAAGCATCCATTATGTGGTCGTGTTTTTTTAGGGGCTTATCCTCTCCTTGATCAGCAGCTTTTGGATCCCATGAATAGCTTTGGATGCATTCACGGAGATTCTTACAGCTTTTGTGAATGACTAGATTTTTGCCATAGATGAATTTAGATACGACCTTGATTCCCTCGATAACATCGTTCTTTGCATCTAAGACGGGAAGATCTTTGTGCCTAAGTTCCGCTTTGAGGCTAGCTGCAGATGGATCAACGTAGACAGCTTGCACGCTTTTAAAACCGATAAAGTCTCTGATATCTTCTCCAAGTTCCGCATCTGTCTTCTGACGGCCCTTTTTGACCGAATCGTAGTAATACTCCGCTTCAACGCGGATTTGCGGCCATTGAGTAGGACATACAGCCAGTAACACAGCTGCCGTTGCGTTTGAAGTTCCGTAATCGATTCCAATAATGTAGTAGTTTGGAGGATTGAACGGCTGCTCGAATTCATTGTCTTCGTCAAAGCTATCGTATATGAGGCCATGAGAAACGGCCCATTCTCCCAGAATGTATCGCTTGTACCACATTCCAGTATATTCTTTTTTAAGATCTTCTTTGTATTTGGGATCAAGCGATGGGTTATCGTCGAGTGTGAAATTCCAATAGACAAGATCTAATTCATGCGCACGATCGATGAATTCTTTCTTAAGCCAATGATGCGGCCCTTCTGGATTGCATGTTGCCAGCAATTGTGCGCCTTTAATGGAGAGCCGTGATAACAACATCTTCCAAAAAGGGAGGGGAATGTCTGTGGCTTCGTCAACATAGGCAATCGCGAGGGTAGACCCTTTGATTCGACGGACAGCACCTTCATCATCAGCTCCGACAAAGTAGACATGGCGTCCATAAAGTTTAGTTTGAGTGGTTTTAGTTGATGGTTCTGGGAAGCCCAAGAATTTATATAGCTGGATAAGCACATTTCGTTGAATCGCATCGCGGTTAACTCCTATGATCATGACGTCCCCTGGGGGGCCATTGGCTAGAAGATCTGTTAATTTGAGAATGGAGGAATATGTTTTGCCAGCTCGAACAGAGCCGACCCAGATGTTAAATCGTTTGGTCGCTTGCTGGTATGATAGGATTTGCTTCGGACTCAGAGCCATTTAGCTTTTCGGTTGAAGTATCATGCAATTCTTTTAACGCATCGCCACTTTCAGGCAAATCTTTTTTTAATGCGGTGTGGATTTCTTTCAGATCGCTTTCATTCGGTGGAAGATCACTAGATTTTCTTCCTTGGCCAAGATATTCTTCTCCAAGGGTTTTTAGCATAGAAGTATTACCCTGCATTGCAGAGGTATATTGCCGCAACCTAAGCATTCCTTTGCCACCCTCTTGTATCGGGGGGCGAGCTTCGGAGAAACAAACCCCCTTTTCCACCTTGAATCTATCATAAAAAGTGTCAATGCAAACGTTCAAAGCACCGGCTATTTCAACCCCAGAACATTGCGCTTTGATCATTTTGTCGACGAATTGCCAATCTATGGGAATGAGAGGACGATGAGCGGGTTTCGGATTAGGATCTTTACGTCGTGGCATTATTCCTCTTCTGTTTCATCGAAATCGGATATGTCAAAATCCCAAAAAATCAGAACATAATGAATGTCATTATCTATAGTATATTTAATATGAGAAACTTTTGCGCATCCCGTATAGGTGATAAGTCCATGACAGTCAGAATATTTCTCTTTTGAGATATCTGACAATGCTTTATTTACATTTTTTTCGAGGTTAAAATCACTTCCCTTAATTAGTTTAACTTTCATTTTATCCCCAATCTTTTCATAATTCTATGATCCATGTCATTGAAAGGCGTGAATAGCCATTGTCCTTTTTTTTTGCCTCGCCTGGTAAAAAATTTAATAATGATATTAGCTTCGCGCTCGATATATTCTACTGTAAATCTTTCATCCATTTTAACCTTAATTTAGATATACCACAGTTTAGTAATATTTTCTACCTAAACAGGTTTTTTATAACTAAAACAATGCCGAGTAATATAAGAATAGGCCCAGTGATAACAGATGAACAAATCAAAAGATCTAATAAATTTTGCCAACTCATTACTTTTTCCTCATTTTTTTTCCACAAGTGGGACAATTTGATTTTTCTTCGCGATTGTCCTCACATGCGTCTTCCAATGATATGTGAAAATCCTCTGCTGTAAATCCCCAATCGCATAGATTATGGAGATCAAAATTAGAGCTAAGCGCATCCCAATCCCAATCACCAGTATTCTTATTGCTCCTGATAAGATACTCCCGCATTTCCTCGTCCGTTAGCTGTCGATTAGGCACGCGCACATCTATTTCATCATTCTTACGGCCAAGAGAGATCAAAGCCTTAATACGCATATGACCCGCGATGATCGTGTTGTCGGGCTGAATGGCTACGATCTCGGCATAATCGAATTTCTCGATACTCTGTTTGAGTTGAGCCATTTGCTCTTTGGTGATTTGGCGAGGATTAGATTTGTATGGCTTAAGATCTTTGACTTTGCGTTTTTCAGTATGCCAAGAGATTTTTTTCATATTTCCGCAAAGTATTATATGCGGTATATTTATGGCAACAAATTGGAGAATCTATGGTGTGGCCAATAGTTTGGTGCGTAGCTGTTTTAGGATGGGGAATCTATTGGAGTTTCCCCCATGCAAAATAAGGAAATTAATTGGGAAAAACTCGGTCTATACATTGCCATGATCACTCTAATTTTTATGTTTTGGCAAGCATGGCGTGATGTACATACCGACATTTCCGGCATCAAAGAAAGAATTTCTGTTCTAGAAACGCAGATAGAATGTTTAGATCGAGATTAATATTCGTGCGCTTTCCTAGCTCGTTTTTTCATGTCGTTAGCTCCAGATAAAGCCTCTTTTCTTTCGATCAGATCATGCTTTTTCTTTATGCCTTTATCGCGTGAAGCCTTTTTTTTGTAATGGGCCGCGTCTTTCTTAAGAGCTTTGGCGGCCTTTTGCAAGATTTTACGATGCATTATTTTTTGCCTTTATGCATTTTCTTTTTGGGCATTTCTTTTTTTTCTTCATGCTTCATCATTTTCTTGTCGCAGGCGGCTTTTTTCTTCATATGCATATAAATTCCTTGTGTATGCGTTTAGCTGACACATATCAAAGAAAGTTTATTTGGGGAATTCCTTTTCGTAAATTTCATACATTTTTTTCAGACTATCCGACATGGTTTCATCGGCCAGCAGATATAATTTTTCCCCATGAAGAGAATTCCAAGTGTACATTTTTTGTATGGTGTAGGGTTCTCCGCATTTTCCAAATGCCCATAATTCGAATGCGACTTGGTCTTCATAATTTTTAAATTCAAATGGCATAAAACCTTTATATTTATATTTTGAATTCCTTTTCGTAAATTTCATGCATTTTTTTCAGGCAATCCGACATGGTTTCATCAGCCAGCAGATATAATTTTTCCCCATGAAGAGAACTCCAAATGTACCATAATTCCTTAGTTTCTTCTTTGCTGATCCATTTTCTAGTCAAAACGAAAACCTGTATAGGTTCCCCATTTTCACTCAAAATATAATTGAAAGGAGGGCAAATCTCGGGTGGCATATGTTCGGTGATTGTTTTGAATTCAAATGGCATAAAACCTTCATATTTATACTTGGGATGTTTTTTGCGAAGAGGCATGCATTAAGTTTTTAGTGTTTTCAAAATCTGGAAAAGGAAAGTCAGAGGCCAACATCCACCAAAAGTCAGGTTCAGATACTGAAAGCTGTTTGTATTGCGATAAAAGGACTTGAAAAGGACAAGATTGCCAATATTCACAAGTGCCTATCGTATGATAGCCTTTATAGGGACGCTCAACATATACGATCTGATCACCGTGGTTAGGCTGCTTGTCCATTATGTGATGCCAGTTCAGCACTATAGTGATGGATAGAGGCGAAAAGGGGGTTTGAAGTATTTCTTTCCCTCGCAGCAATTTGGCCTCGACACCGTCGTTTGTTTTAAATTTTTTCATACTACTTTTTTTTCGGTGGTAGCTGCAAACATATCTGATGTCCAAAGACAAAAAGCGCAACACCGAGAGCAATTTTCCATGAAACGTCGTACATGACATAAATTCCTGTACTAAGCATAAGCCAGGAAAAAAAATTCAAGAACTTTAACATTAAATCTCTCCTACGTCCGATAATAGATTCTATGTTGCATCGGAAGCGAAGCAGTTGCAGACTTCGAATTCGGGATCAAAGTAGCTTATTTCTTCGTTTTCCCATAGAGAGCATTTATGCTTTGTTGCTTCGTGAATTTTTTTTCTTGCATCCTCAAGAGTGCAATTAAATTTTCTCATAATATATGCAATGGAGATTTTCCCTGTTTTTAGCAAAGCGCCCAGTATTAAATCTTTTTCTTGATTAGCTTTTGTGGGTTCTCTGCCAAATTTTTCACGTAAAGTCTGTCTAATAATTTCTTCCAGAATTTCTGTATGACTCTTCCGTTTTTCCTGGATTTCCATATGTTGCCCCAAAAAGAAAAAATCATATGGATCGAAAATTATTTTTTCGAGTGCTTTTTTTTCGGTATCTTCGCGCCAGCTTTTCGGGCTTCACTTAAGCCGATCGCAACTGCCTGTTTGGGGTTTTCAACTTTTGGCCCTTTTTTTGAACCGGAGTGCAATGCCCCTTCCTTAAACTCATGTATGACTTTTTTCATCTTCTTCTGTTCCACAGTTTTCTTCTTCATCGTCATATGCTCCTTGGAGTCTAACTCCTAAATAAAATCTTCTGTATTGATGTATGCCTAGTCCATCGACCATTTCGCCGAACTTCATGCGCTGCAATTCCTTTGAAGATATGATGATATCTCCATAAATCGCTCCGTCAACTTCATCGAATATGATCCTCATAGATAGGCCTCGTTAATCTTTGCATAACTTTTTTTTAGAAATCTTAGCAAACGATTTTTCATATTGTGCATCGACATATGCAGCATATAGCTCTTCTACAGTGACTTTTCGATGGGTGAGTTTTTCGATGTGAATGGCTATTGACAATGGGGTAAGGCGCAAACCGTTGGCATAATTTGCCAAGGCCTGAACGCTAATTCCCAGTGTGGCGGCGAATTCTTTTTTCACTTGTGTGTCTAAAAATTTATCTAATCTCATAGTCCCCTGTTTAACATTTGTTTCATTATATTGTTGATAAAGGATTTTCTGCAATGATACAATTGTTGTTGCCTAAAATGTCGGCGATGCGTATATTTATGAGCATAAAAGCCGAGGAGGGCTGAATGGAACTTATAAAAAAGCATGTCGATACCATTGTTATCTTAGGAGGAATCCTAGGATCGATTTTGTGGATGAATGGCAAATTCAATTCTCTTGAAAGAGATATTGTGATCATAAAAACAGTCATGATCATGAAAGGAATTATGCCATCTGAATTAGCAGCAAAGGGAGAGGAAAAATGAACAAGTTTGGAGTATTGGTTTTTGAAAAAATATGGCCTGTTTCTTTAAAGCTCGGGCTGATTTTAGGCGGTCTAGGCTTTATCTTTGGCCTGGTCATTGGAGGAATTGTACAGGAGGGTTTTTTGCATTGCCTGAAAGTCGGAGCTTTCTTAGGGGCCATAAGCCTCTTCTGCCCAATTTTAATTGCCAAAGGGCTATCGATCATCTATGCCTTGATGTTTATTCTTTCCGAAGCCTTGAGGCCATTATCGAAGTGGGTGTTCAAAGAATTTTTGAAAAAATAAAAACCCCCAGGCGGCAACCTAGGGGAAAATATCAGTAGAATAGAACAACAAGGTACAAACATGTCATTCGTCAAAAATAATATCGAAAGTCGTCCTTTTCTGGACACAGAAAAATTAGAATATTTCCGTGAAGAGGCCAATTTCCACTGGAACCAGTTCATATATCATCTTGAGACCACCTCCGACCATTTGAAAGAATACCATGAACATTTAGAACTAGCTCAAAGAGAAGAAAAAAAACTCAATGAGGCTATATGAAAATAGGAGAAATGCGCTGGTATCGACTAGAGACGCAATATGCGAGATGGCTCGAAGAAAATTGTCAATGCGATCCAGTAGAGCTTTGCGATTGTCCCAGTCTGAATGATTGGATCAATGCTGCAATGGAAGAATATTTTGAGAGAACAGACCACGAAGATGAATTTTACGCATAAACCAAGGAGAAAAAAATGTCGGTAATTCTACAGGAAACAAAAACAGCACAGGAACAGGGTCATGATAACAAAAAAGAATTAATCAAACGAATTTATTGCAAGGGATGCTCCGATGATGAAGTCGAAATATTTGTACATGTCTGTCGGAAGACTGGTTTGGATCCCATAATGAAACAAATATATCCCATCAAACGCAAGCAAAAGATTGAGAACCGATATGTTGACGTCATGACAATAATCACTGGCATCGATGGCCTTCGCCTCATTGCGGAGAGAACTGGAAATTATAGTCCTGGCCGAGAATCTACTTTTACATATGATGACAAAGGAATTTTGCTTTCTGCTACCTCATATATCAAAAAAAGAACGGGAGATGGCTTGTGGCACGAAGTCTCTGCGACGGCTTACCTAGAAGAATATAACGCCGGTCAAGGTTTGTGGCATAAAATGCCTCGCGCAATGCTTTCTAAGTGTGCTGAGTCATTGGCATTGCGCAAATCGTTTCCAGCTGAAATGTCAGGTTTATATTCCAAAGAAGAAATGGATCAAGCTGAATCGCCAATGGCGAAACTCCCCGAAACTCTTGCAATCGAGGATTCCCCTGAATTGCCGGATATTCCTCTAACGGAATCTCAACGCATGGATATCATTGGTTTGCTCAAAAAGGTTAAGAGAAGAGAAGCACACGAAGCTAAAATAGCCGAGAATCTCGAAATAACTGACCTTTATGATATTCTCCAGTCTGACTTTCAAAGAGTAGTGGACTATCTTTCACAGGTTATTTCTATCCAAGATAAGGAGAAAATTGCATGAACCAAACTGAATGGTTGAAATGGCGAAAAAAAGGTATTGGCGGCAGCGATGCCGCCATCATCCTGAAAAAATTCCCTTTTGGGAAGACTCCTTTAATGCTTTATCGAGAAAAAATCTCGCAGACTGACGAAATTTATGAGAATTTGGCCACAAAACATGGGAAGGACAATGAATCTCGCGCTTTAGATTGGTTTGAGAAAAAAATGGGATGTGCCCTTTTTAGGCAAGTCCGTGCCCAGAACAAAGAAATCCCCTACATACGCGCGACTCTAGATGGAATCGA